CTTGGGGGAAGAGAGCGTAAGATAGACATTACATCTGGGACTGTCGAGTCGAGGGCTGTGCTTATGCCAGAAACTCCTGTTGCCCTCATTGCGGCTGTATTGGTTAAACCGATTCAGGAGGGTCTGATGAAAGCTAACTTTATGGACAAGACCCTTGAGTGCTATATGGGGCAGCCCCTCACTGATGGTGGGTGGGAAAGAATCTCCCGCTTTATGGTTCAAGGGAAGCTTGGTATTGAGATTGACTGGGGAAAGTTTGACTCGACTGTTATCGAGCAGGCTATGTCGGCTTCCTTTAGGCTAATGCGCTCGTGTTATCCCCCCGGGAAAAAGACTGATAAGCTCTTTGTTTACGTCATGTCTGGTACAATCTATAAGAATGTTGCTTTAAAACACAGATTCAGTTAGAGACTTAGAAAGGGGCTCCCTTCTGGTACTCCTTTCACCTCCGTCCTGGGGACTCTGTGTAATTGGGTACTTCTCAATTACCTCCTTAGATCCCAGAAGCTTTTTGGAGTTTCCGGACCTGATGATTATTCTCTTGCTGTCGCTGGCGATGATACTTTAATACGTATCAACAAGACGGTGACTAGTAAGGACTTCATCCCAACTGCTGAAGAGCTTGTGGATATCGCGAAGCGCGCCACTAATCTTGAACTTGATCTCGATGATCTACTCGTTGGCTATTTTGGGTATTCTGCCCATGAATTCTCCCCTAAAACTCAAGATGAAAACTTTTCCATCCTTAAGTGTATGATATGGCAGGGTATTCCTGGGAGGCGACTCAAAGATTTAATCAAGCCAATATCATGCCCTACCTCAAAGCCTACCTCAATTTTGACTTATCATGATGTAATCTGTGGGTATATCGAGAACCCGATTATTACTCCAGTTGCATACTCATTCCTATCTCAGTATTCAAAATGGCTTGAGCCCCAAGTTAGAGATTATCTGGGTTGGGGTAAACATGATATAGACCTATCTCCATATACTGGGGATCCCGGTAAAGCTTTTAGGCCCCTTATCGGTGACCGCCTTGTTGATGCTCCCCTATGCCGTCCGCCGCCCTATATGGTAAAAGCGACCTACAATCTTTTTGAGGAGCCTATTGGCAGTAATGATCAAAGTGTAAGGTATGATCTAGTTCCTTTCGGTATTTCCCCTTAATATGATACAATATGCTCTCTTGGCCCATAAGAGATCCATGGTTCACGGCATGCATTAAAAGTTT